GAGAACGGCCAGCGGCAAGCCGCTGCCGATTATCACCCTCACCCGCAAGGCAGGCGACGGGCACCGGTTCACCCTGGCGGATAAACAGCAGGTTCCCGTCCTTCACTGAGGCAATCGCCCCGTACTGGCGCGCCAGCTTCATCAGGAAACTAGCATCGCTCTCGTTGGTCTGGTCAAGGTGATCCAGCGTCTTGTCTGTCAGGTCCTTGCCCAGCGCTAGTTTCAGGTTATGGCGGGCGGCAATCTCTTTCACCACCTCGCCCACCGTTGTCTGGTGCCAGGATTTTTCGCGCCGCGTGTTCAGGGTTTCACGGAAATCTGCACTGCGGGCGCGGATGGTCAGCCGGTCAGGTGCGCCGGAGTGCTCAATCTCATCCACAGTAAATCCCCCTTTAGGGAACAGTGGCTGACCTTTCCAGCCAAGCGACAGGTGGATCACCGCGCCACGACGCGGCAGCACAATCATCCCGTCGGCGTCGTCCAGCTCCAGATCGAGCTGGTCCGCCTCAAAACCACGATTGTCCGTAAGCGTCAGACTCGTCAGGCGCGCATCCATCACCGTCGTCACGTCTTTGCCTTCGATGATGATGCTGAACGCCGGGCTTTTGCTGTTCAGATCCGGCAGAGCACTGTTCAGATTCATGACAGAAGCCCTCCCGCCATATTTTTCACCTTGCCAATTGCAGACGTCGCAGTGTCCTGTAGGTTGCTGAGCTGATAGCTCAGACTTCCGAACATATCTGATAGCGACTCATCCACCCGTTTCAGAGTCAACGTAAACTCAATGCGCCTAGGCATACCGCTCTCAAAAAATTCTGTTTTTGTCTGGCTCAGACTCTCGATCACAAACATGCCGTAAATCGTCCCGCTCCCCTCAATCAAAGGCCAGGCTTTCCCCAGCTCCGCCATCTGTTCCAGCGCCAGCAAAGACAGCCTGCCGCCGGTTATCTCCGGCAGCAGGACACCGGACAGAGTAAGCGAATCGTTATCCGGTCCAAGAAACTGCGTTGACGGGCGCCGGTTAACCCGGCTGTTAGCTGCGTGTCGCCAGGTGCGCTGATACTGCAGCTCCTGATAGGGCACAGTGCGCAGCATGAATACGTACAACCCCAGCACCATCATCACGATTCGTATCCCCCCTGGTCACTGAAATTACTGCGTGTTTTTGCCCTGGCCCTGCGCTCACGCTCATCAAGCTGCCGGGCCACCTCGCGGGCGATATCCTGTGCGCTTTGCCCTGGCTGAGCGACAATATGAATTGGCGCGCTTATCTCGTACTTAATTACCTGCGGCTGTATCTCTGCCATTGCCGGCGGCACCGGTTGCGTCCTGACAGGTAAACTGTACGGATGAAGTGGCGCGGCTTCTGACGGGGCAGCCCCCAGGCCCATTACGCCAGCGACGACGGAAGCGAACACCTTCTGGCGCATAGCCATCGGGTCAGCCCTTTTATCCGTGATTTCCGTAACGGTCGGTGCTGGCATGACGGCTGCAGTGATATCAGCCAGCTCAGCAGCACGATCCCGACCTGGAAGATTTACCGGGCCGTTAACAATCTCAGGTGGCAGAATAATCCCGCGTTCAGGACGTTGTTTAGCGCCGGCCTGTTCCATCCGGGAAGGATTGAGCGTTGCCGCCACCCTTGCCAGATCAGCAGTCCGTTTCCTGCCGGTGACATTGGCGGGCCCGTTAACAATCTCTGGGCCATTCTCGCCAACAATGCCGAACTGGCCGCGCGGAATGATACCGCCGCTGTCGTACATGCCTGCAAAACCCATCGTAGGGAATCCGCCAGGCGGCAGCACCACTTTACCGTCTGTGTTTACCGTGGCTGGTTGATGCCGCGTGACCTGCTCAGGAAGCTTCGCTTTGGCCGCCTCCTTGCTGACAATACCGAGTTTTTCAAGTAGCCAGGACACGCCCGATTTAAGCGAATCCAGCGGGTGCATGACCATGTTCAGCCCTTCCGCCAGCGCTTCGCCAAACTGCCGCCCCATCGACGCCGCGCTTTGCAGTTCTGCAGAGGTGGATTTAACCGGCGTCAGCAGATCAGTAAACCAGCCCCACAATGCCTGAACCTTGTCACCTATCCACTGGAAAACAGACTGCAGTGGCTCAAACGCCGCACTGATAGGCGCTGCTGCAGCTTTGAATCCCTCAACCACTCCACCTAAAAATGCGCTTATCGGCTGCCAGTATTTCCAGACAACCAGCGCCACACCAGCCAGGGCCGCCACGACCAGACCTATCGGACTAAGCAGGGCGCCCAGCAATCCAGAAATCCCGTACAGCGCGACGCGAAGGAGGGCCAGCGGGCCGGACGCCAGAAAACGCAGCACGCCACCGGCTGCGGACAATCCCCCGCGCAACGCGGCCAGCGGATTCATTACCATGCCGATAATGTTGCGAATACCAGACATTCCGCTGCGAAGAACAGCAAGCGGTGCACCGGCCAGCGCTTTCAGCGCATTGCCAGCCAGCCCGGCAGAACGTCGCAGGGAGTTAAGGGGAGTCGTCAGCAATCCGGTGCTGCTACCGGATGCCGCCATGCCACGGCGCAACAGGGAAAGCGGCGCATTTGCCAGCCAGGACAGCGCACCGCCGGTGCGGGTCACTGCAGACATAACGGCGGGGAGTGTTTTTATACCCAGCACGGACAGGCCTAAACGGATCACCGCCAGTGGCCCCAGCACGGCAGCCACGGCTACCGCCAGCGTGCCGAGTACAACGGTGATCGCAGCAGTGGCAGCCGCCACTTTCATCAGCGTGCCCGCCAGCTGCGGGTTAGCCTCAACCCATCGGCGCAGTGCCCCGGTAACGCTTTTGACGTACCCCATGATATCCATCAGCGGCTGGCGCAGGGTTTCACCCAGGCTACTGAAAGCGTTCTGCGCGCCCGTTTTCACAAGCAACCACTGCGCGGAAAGTGAATCCTTATTGATATCTGATTCTTTCTGCATGGAGCCGTTAGCCTCAGTGCCTGAGGTAAGTTTCAGCTGTCGCTGCAGCTCCGGCAGATTGTTTGCAAGCTTCGCCGCATCATCGCCAAACTCCTTGCCAAATATCATCGTCATGGCGGACAGGCGCTTGTCCTGCGGCAGTTTGTTGACCTTCTCCAGCACGCGCTGAATGGTCCCCATTGCGTCCTTTGTCATCTGCTTTTCAATCTCTTCTGGATTGAGTTTCAGCAGATCCATACCTTCCATGAACCGCTTGCTCTGCATGGTTGCAATCGACAGTTCGCGCACCATCGCATTTGATGCGCTGGCGGCAATTTCAGGCGCGGCGCCCAGAGACAGGAAGGTGGAACCCAGCGCGGCCGCCTTTCGGAAATCAAGCCGGTCAGCCACGCCGCCCATGCGCTGCAGCACATTGATGATATCGCCGCCCTTAGACATGGCATTATCGTCCAGGTAGTTCAGGGCATCGCCAAGCTGTTCAATATTCCGGGTCGGCACTTTATACAGCTGCGCGATTTTCCCCAGCCCCTCCGCCAGCTCATCAGCGGGCAGCTCGAATGCCGTTGCGGCCTTTGCTGCAGTGGATGCAAAGGCCAGCAGGTCACGCTTCTGGTCTTCGTAAGAATCGTTCTGGTTTGTCACGCCCATGCGGGCGCCACCTTCAACCAGCGCGGCATAGTCAATAGCGCCATTCTCCATCGGCAGCTGTTCACTGGCGGCCTTGATGGCATCCTGCATTTCGTAAAACTGTTTTGTGCGGTTGCCGTTGTCGTCCCGCAGCCCGTTAACCTGCTTTGCAACGCCTTTCATCGCATCTTCCATGCTGGCATAGCTTTTAACGGCTGCCATCACCGGCGCGCCCATCGCCAGCCCGGCGGCAGTAGTCGTTGCTCCGGCGCCCGCGATACGATCCCGCACCTCAAGTCGCCGGGAATACTGATCGCGGACGGCGTTCATTCGGGCCTGCTGCTCGCCCAGGCGTTTAAGGGATTTCTGCTGTCGGTCCAGCGCCTGCCGGGTTTCGTCGGCATTCTGCCGCAGCTCCCGCTGCGCACTGCTCAGCTTTTTGGTGTCCAGCCCGGCCTCATTGAGCGCAAGACGCTGACGCTGCACCGACTGACGCAGGCCGTTATATTTGCTCTGCAGCTCGTAAACGCGGTTTTTTGCCTGCTCAAGCAGACGAGCCTGCGCCGCCGTCGGCCGGTTAGTGGCCGAGAACTGCGTGGCAAGTTTCGCCGCTTCTTCGCGTGCGGCTTTAAGACTGTTGCCGGTGACGGCGAGCTGCGCGCTTGCCTTGCGGAAACCGTCAATACGGCCCGCCTGGGCGTCCAGTTCTTTTAATCTTGCGCGGCTTTGCTGAATGGCGGTAGCCAGCTCTTTAGAGCTGGCCTGCGCTGATCGGAATGGGCGGGTGAGCTTATCAACCGCATTTAGAATTACCTGCAAACGCAGGTTAGTGTCACTCATCGCTGGCCCCGCTTCTCTGAATCGCTTTATGCCGCCACTCCAGCACTTCGGTCACCCTGGGTGACAGCGCCGTTGATCACCACCTCGCTGTTGATGCGCGTGGTGTCGGTCTCCACCACAAACTCAGCGGTTTTGAGGGTGATATTGTCGGCCGCCTCGATCACCATGGATTTGATACCCCTGACGAGCCAGCGTCCGGTGTCGGGTTCGTACTCAAACCAGCCCCCGTCCGGGTACTGCGTCACGCAGCCGTCCACGGAATCCGACGGCGGCGCAAATTCACTGGAGTAGATGGCAGGCAGCGCAAAAGCGGTTTCGAGATTACCGCCCATACTCAGGACCACCACCTGCTCATCCGGCGACGGACACCACCATGTACGGGCACCACCGGCACGCAGCGTCAGCCAGTTAATCCAGTTGGTTTCGAGTTCGCCTACCTTTACCCGGCACAGCCAGTTCTCCCGGTCCACTTCGGTTACAGTGCCGGTGCGGATCAGGTTGGTGATAAGGCGCATGATTTCTGTGAGTTGTGCGTTCATGCTGGAATGATGGCATTGTAACTAACGAAATAGCAGTCATACTGATTTGTGTTATGAGTGATACAATCTACAGCTAATTAAAAACTTAAAGGACTTTGGAATGAGTCACCCGCTAAACTATTACGCCATTGAAGAACATGCGAGATATATAGAGCAGCTAAGTTGCGGATCACATGATTTTTTAAAGAGAATAAATGAAACCCAGTATTTGCACGAAGGGGAAGGAGTAACCGAGTATGAATTAGAAGAAATGGAATACAAAGTCTGGCTTGAATATACCGTGAGCAACAACCTAATAGAACTCTGCACAAAAATAAGAATCTTACAAGATACTCTAGATATTTCATGGGACGAAGATTACACGCCGGAAGGTGAAGCATTTGAACGGTATGATGATATAATTTTTGTTTTAGATGGAAATATGAAGCCTTCCATTCGGGAATGTTGCAATAAAGTTATCCACTCTTCTTCTTTTGAATTAGAATATGAAAAGATGCACAGCAAATATCAATACTGGAACAGTTGCGTAATTTTGTCAGGAAAACAAGGTACCAAGAAATGGAAGATAAGAGTCAATCTTTTCAATTTTTGTTTGAGCATCCGCTTTTATCTTTCCGTTCTTCGAACAGCTTAGTTTTTTCATATCCTAATCAATTCAAGTAAGACATCGTGAACAGCTTTGTATGTATCCTCATTGAAACCTAATAAACGGCGAGACGGATATTTGATTATACGCCCACCATGTTTCACCTGATCCCGCAACCCATAATGATGTACCCGCGCCATCCGCTGCACCTTCCCTGTAAACTGCACGCTGGCTGAATCCGCGCTGGCTGCAGTTTTCAGGTATTTGGTCGTGCGCAGCTTCGTAAACATCTGCCGCTTGATGCGCCCCTTTTTAGTCCGCGCCGTGACCTTTCGCGGCTCGTAGCCGCTGCCGTCAGGGTTGCGCTGCAGCCGGATATTATTTTGCTGGTTCCGCCGCAGCCCCTGCGCCAGCTCGCGCATCATGCGCTGACGTGCTGCAGGCTCCAGATTCGCCAACAGTGCTGCCAGCCACTCGTCCACTTTATGCAGATTATCCACGTTTCACCGTCCATATCTCTTCTGGCTCGTCCGGTTCTGGCTCTGCCTCAACCGTCGAGATACCGCCGTTGGTGCTGACCAGCACACGCTCCGTCAGTTGCAGGTTTAGGCTGATATCGCACACGTCGTTGCGCAGAATATCCACCTCAAAGGTGAACAGCTTTTCGCGCAGCTGCGGGTTGTTAATGGCATCCGTTTGATTGGCTTTCAGCCACAGCAGCACCGGGGCCATCAGCAGGTTCTGGTCGCCACTGAAATCCTCGATCACCACGTTTAGGGTGTAGCGGTATTCCCACGACATAGACAGAGCGCCGGTTGCCACCAGGGAACCGCTATCCACGAACAGATGCAGCTTGTCCGGGTTATCGCGCACGTAAGGCACAGCTTTACTCAGGACGCTGCGTAAGGACTGCGGCTTGTTCACTGTTTCGCTCCTGGCACGCCACTATCGTGTCCACTTTGTCAGCACAGACCGCCCAGGCGGCCTCGGTTTCATCCAGCATCGCGTTCAGATCGCCGTTAGTGCGCGGCGCTGAAGGGTTCAGGCTGCACGGCGTCACTCTGGGACAGCCATTCACGGTAAGCTGCACCTCCGGCGAGGGCCGGACGCTCCCGCAGCCGGATAATGTCAGCAGGCAAAGGAGTGTCAGCCCAGCGGCGTAAATCTTCGTTCTCACGTTTCAGTTCCTCGATCCGGTGCTGCCGGTGACGCAGCAGCGCGGAGGTCTGCTCCGCTACCGCATAAAGCCGCATCTGCGCCCGGCTGTTGGTTTCGGTCAGAATGGACAGGCCGATCAGCTGGCTGTTTTTCTTCGCCAGTGCTTGCGTTTTAGTTGCCAGCGCTTCGCCTTGCGTTTCAATGTCGTGACGGGCGTTGTTCAGCCGCCACGACTGCCAGAACAGCGCGGCCAGTACAAGCGCGAGCGTGACCGCCAGCGCGCGAGTCATACCCCTGCCCCTTTCAGGCACCAGGCCATTTCACGCGCACGGCGATTATCCAGCCCCTGATTAAACACGCCTTTGACGTACACCCAGCGAGACAGCTGGCGGCAGGCATCCGCCCAGCGCTTTTGATTCAGCAGTTTCACCAGCGTGGAGCTGCAGGCATTGCCGGTGCCGACGTTGAAGGCAAAAGACACCACCGCGTCGTAGACCTTTTGCGGTACGGATGGCACCACGCACTTCTCCAGCGCCCGTTCGACAATCAGCACATTGCTGATCAGCCCCTGCGCCGCCTGCCGTTCGGTGATGGTTTTGCCGGGCGTCACGCCGGACGTGTTACCGATCCCGTCGGTCCACACACCTGCGCTGCACTGGTACGGCTGCAGGCGGCAGCCCTCGTAATCGGCAATCAGTTTCAGCCCTTCAACGGAGGTATGCAGCGACTGAAAACCGGGTAGCGTGGCGGTAATAGCCAGCACCGCCCCGACCAGGCAGCGCTTAACGATTGAAGGATTCATATTCCCCCCGCGAAATTTTGCCGCCGCGCAGCAGTTTGAAAGACTGGTGTTTGTAGTACCAGTTGATCGCCAGCATCACCACGCCAATCAGCACGCCGCCGACCGTGGAGGCATCCTTAAGCGACAGGTCGCCCAGCCAGGCCAGCAGCACGGCGATGCAGTAAGTGATAAAGGCGCTGAGTCGTTCAAGCGTCATCATTCAGTCCCATAGCTGGACGGTCTGCGCGGTGGTCGATGCCGGGAGATCCGGCAGCTCCACCTGCAGTCCGTGCGGTAAAAAAGGGCCATGTTCGGCCAGCCCCGGATTGGCACGTAATACCTGCTCCGTGACACCCTGCGTGCGCCCGTAGTGACGCCAGCACAGGGCGTCCACCGTGTCATGCTGGTGCGCACGCACTTTCATCAGATAAGCTCCACCGTGCAGTGCGGCGCATCCTGCACCCGGCTGATGGCCCAGCGCGCATCGCGCCACAGGTCGCCGCTGGCCTCCGCCAGCTCTTCCCCCCGTTTCACCCCGGATGCCGTGGCGTCATAGTCCTGATAGCGTTCATTAAGTACGGCGCGCGCCCAGCAATACACGGCGTTGTGATAGTGCTGGATTCGCTCGTTTTTGCCGTCGAGCACGTCCGACGGGACCTCCGCCAGTGCCTGAAAGCCGAGCATTCGCTGGCGGTTGCGGAAGTCGAATAGCTCGGCGTTCACTTCGGAAATAGCGGTCAGCAGCACCTGCCTTAAGCGCGGCTGCGTCACCGTGCCGTCAGTGCGCATCACGCTGCGAAACTCCGACAAATCCACATCCGGCCAGAACGGCGTATTTTTGATGACCTCCGCCTGTTCCGGTGCCGGTTCGGGCGCAACAAACTTCATGCGGTCTTCTCCTGAATAAGTGGGCGGTGGACGGGATTTTGATAAGGCCATGCCTGTCGCCATCCCGTGCCGCCCGTGCGCGGGGCACGTTCCGTCAGCGGTCGTTGCGCAGTCTGCGTTCCAGCCGCTCTTTGTCTTTCTTCACGCCGCAGCGGGAATCCAGCTGGAGCGCATGAGTGAGGTGATTGAGGGCCGATGCCGGATGGTTCTCGCTCAGCACCGCGCCGATGGCTTTATGCAGACGCGCCCGTGACTGGTCCGGCATATCCTGCCCTGTGGTCAGGTCCAGCGTCTGCAGCAGCAAGTCGGCGTCGAAAGGAGCCGCCGCCAGCATCGCGCTTTGCGCCGCATCGGCCATTTCTTCGGCCAGCACGGTCTGCACGTTGCGGTTGCCGAGCGGCATCACCCAGCCGTGGCGTAGGGCATGGCGCCCGATTTCCAGCGCACCGGCATAATCCCCGGCGTCAATACGCCACAGCATCACGTACATCAGGACGTCATCCTGCTGCGCACCTCCGGCGGCCAGCACGCCGTCCGCCCAGGCGGCGTATTTCGGCAGCAGCTCCACCTTGATCGCCGCCTTTTTCACCGTGGACTGGATGCCCTTGAGACGGCGGCGATCTTCGGCCAGCTGGAGCAGCATCAGGTCATAGCCCGAGGCATGGCGAACACTGCCGCCCTCCCGGGCGGCCTGTTCAGCCTGAATGCGCAGGCGGTGCTGCCGTGCGGGACTCAGGCTCATGCGTTACTCCCCGGCGTCCGGTGCGGCAGGCGCGCTGAAATCACCGATTTCGATGTTTTCCACTAGGGCTGCGCAGCGGTAGTCTTCGACCACATAGGCCTCGTTCACCGATTCGAAGTTTTCGATGCGGTCACGTTTCGGGTTGTCGATAACCGAGCGACGGCGGGTCTCCTCCTGCCAGTAGATGGACAGGTTATCCAGGCGGGTGATCAGCACGGCGTTCGCCGGGAAATACGGCGCGCGCACGGCCTGCAGGCCGCCCATGCGTTTCTGGCTGATGATCAGATCGGCGGCGATTTTTTCGCTGTTCTCCTGCTCCTTGTTGACCAGCGGGAAATACTTGTCGGATAAAAGCTCCCGGCCACAGACCACAACCAGCTCGTCATCGTCCTGGAAAATCGGATCGATAAGCTCGTTGACCGCATCCATCACCAGCGCGTCGAGGTTGGCGTATAGCCCGCCCTTCCCGACTTTCACCGGTTCGACGGTCACGGTGCCGTCGTCTGCCGTTTTCGTGCCCAGCACGTTGTCCGGCGCGTCTTCGCGGATTTTCTGCAGCCAGCCCTTGTTCACGTCCTGCAGCAGCACGTTCTCGACACGGTTGGAGGTTTTGGCGCGCTTCACGCCGTTGAAGCCGATCATGATGCGGTCCAGCGCCTGACGTTTGACGATGGCGTTGCGAATGCGCACCTGGAAGTCCTGGAACTTGGCCCACAGGTCCAGCTTCGCGTAGGTCAGCACGGTGTCGAAGTTGGTCTGCTCGCACTTGTATTCCACATCGGCCATCAGCGTCGGATCGGTCGGCTCGCGCTCTTTGGTGGTGGTGTCGGTGGTGCCCGCAATGGTGCTGCCGACGCCCAGCCCCAGCAGCTGGCCGGACTGTTCAGCGACGCCCATCACGTTGATCAGCGTCAGAAACGCGGCGGACTGCTGAATTTCATCTTCCAGCGTCTGGGATACCGACGGCTCGACGGTGAACTTGCTGGCAAGCTCGGTCACGGCCACACCGTTCAGGCGCGCCAGCTGCTGCAGGTAGGCGTTAAAGGCAAAGCGGGTTTTCTGTTTCATGTGTTGGTTTGCTCCTCAGCAATTGGTTACGGTGCCAGCCGGAGCGTCACCGCCCGGCGCGCGCTGGCGGTAGTCCCTGCGGCTGTCTTCGCGGTTGAGCTTCTGCTCAAGCTCAGCAAAAGCGGCCTGCTGCTCCTGCAGGGAGGATTCCAGCGCGGACAGACGTTCGCCGTTTTCGGTCAGGGTTTTGGCGGTGCGTTCGCTCAGGTTCTGCTGCTCGGTGGCAACCAGCTCCACGGCCTGATGGACGTCAGAGAAACGCGCGTCGTCGGTCTGCTCTTTTTTGGTGAACAACGCGGTGACGCGGGCAAACAGGGAGGGTTTGTCGTCCTGGACGTCTTCCAGTTCGATAAGGGTTTCTTCGGCGGCAGAAAACAGGTTGTCCGGTTTCTGCTTGCGATTCGCCAGCGGGTTGTGAGCAGCACTGGCGCTGAACGCCAGCATTTCGGTGCCAAGGCTCGCCGGATCGTCGGTTGCGGCCAGTCCAACAAGATAGGCTTTGCCGGTATCAGCAAATTTCGGGCTGACCTCCATGGAGGTGAACAGCTTCTGCCCCTTTTTGACCAGTTCCACCAGGGAAGTGGTTGGCTCCACGTCGGCGTACAGCGCCATCTTGCCTGTCAGCGGGCCGTCCTTGATTTCTTCGGCAACCAGCGCCGTCACCTGGCCGTAGCGGTTAAAGGCGCTGTCCGGGGAATAGGACTTGATGTGCTCAAGGTTAATCAGCGCGGTGTAGACCGTCGGGTTGTAGCTCGCCGCCATCTGTTCCAGCCATTCGCGCTGGATTTCGCGTCCGTCGGTGGTGGCACCTTCCACCCCAATACGGAAACGCTTTGCTTTCACTGTCATGAGCCGTGCTCCGTTAGAAAACTGTCTGGAGCCTTATGGTTGCGGGGATGGGGGGAGTGAGACAACGCGCGGCGCTTGTGCCTTTCGCCATACAAAACGAAGCCGGAGAAAGCCGTCAGTCAAGGCCGTAGGCTTGTGCCATGGATATGACACTGACCCCCGCAGACCTCGATCCCCGTCGGCAGGCCATGCTGCTGTACTTTCAGGGATACCGCGTAGCCCGCATTGCTGAAATGCTGGGCGAGAAAGTTGCAACCGTTCACAGCTGGAAGAAGCGCGACAAATGGGGCGAGTACGGGCCGCTGGATCAGATGCAGCTCACCACCGCCGCGCGCTACTGCCAGCTCATCATGAAGGAGCAGAAAGAAGGGAAAGACTTCAAGGAGATTGACCTGCTGGCACGCCAGTCCGAGCGCCACGCCCGGATCGGCAAATTCAACGACGGCGGCAACGAGGCCGATCTCAACCCCAACGTCGCCAACCGCAACAAAGGCCCGCGCAAACAGCCAGAAAAGAACCTGTTTACCGACGAGCAGATCGAAAAGCTGCAGGAGGTCTTCCACGACTCGATGTTTGCCTACCAGCGCCACTGGTGGGAGGCAGGCAACCGGCACCGTATCCGCAATCTGCTCAAGTCGCGCCAGATTGGGGCGACCTTCTTCTTTGCCCGTGAGGCGCTTATTGACGCCATCACCACCGGGCGCAACCAGATTTTCCTCTCCGCCAGCAAGGCGCAGGCGCACGTCTTCAAGCAGTACATCATCGACTTTGCTAAAGAGGTCGATGTGGAGCTGAGAGGCGACCCGATGACGCTCAGCAACGGCGCGTGCCTTTACTTCCTCGGCACCAACGCCCGCACAGCGCAGAGCTACCACGGCAACCTGTACCTGGACGAATATTTCTGGATACCGAAATTCCAGGAACTGCGCAAGGTGGCATCGGGAATGGCCATTCACAAAAAATGGCGGCAGACCTACTTCTCCACGCCGTCCAGCCTGACACACAGCGCCTATCCATTCTGGTCCGGTGCACTGTTCAATCGGGGCCGCGCTAAAGCCGACAAGGTGGATATTGACCTGACCCACGGCAGCCTGTCCCCCGGCCTGCTCTGCCCAGACGGACAGTATCGCCAGATTGTGACCGTGGAAGATGCGGTGCGCGGCGGCTGTAACCTGTTTGATATCGACCAGCTGCGCATGGAGTACAGCCCGGACGAGTACCAGAACCTGCTGATGTGCGAGTTTATTGACGATCTGGCGTCCGTGTTTCCGCTCAGCGAGTTGCAGGCGTGCATGGTGGACAGTTGGGAAGTCTGGTCCGATTTTCACGCGCTGGCGTTGCGTCCGTTTGGCTGGCGCGAAGTGTGGATCGGTTATGACCCGGCAAAAGGCACGCAGAACGGCGACAGCGCAGGCTGCGTGGTCATGGCCCCGCCCACGGTGCCGGGCGGCAAGTTCCGCATTCTGGAGCGTCACCAGTGGCGCGGGATGGACTTCCGCGCTCAGGCGGATGCCATCAAAAAGCTGACGCAGCAGTACAACGTGACCTATATCGGCATCGACTCCACCGGCGTCGGCCACGGGGTGTATGAGAACGTGAAGGCGTTCTTCCCTGCCGTGCGCGAGTTCGTCTACAACCCCAACGTCAAAAACGCCCTGGTGCTCAAGGCCTACGACATTATCAGCCATCGCCGCCTGGAGTTCGACGCCGGGCACACCGATATCGCGCAATCCTTTATGGCAATCCGCCGCGCCACCACCGCCAGCGGAAACCGCCCAACCTACGAAGCCAGCCGCAGTGAAGAAGCCAGCCATGCCGATCTGGCGTGGGCGACGATGCACGCGCTGTTTAACGAACCGCTGCAGGGCGAATCCGCCAATACCAGCAATATTGTGGAGATTTTTTGATGGGCAAGAGTAAGAAAAACCGCGCTGCAGCCGCGCAAAGCGTTCAGCACAGCGGCGCGACAAGAGCAGAGGCCTTTAGCTTTGGCGACCCGATCCCGGTGCTGGACCGCCGCGAGCTGCTGGATTATGTGGAATGTGTGCAGATGGACCGCTGGTATGAGCCGCCGGTCAGCTTTGACGGGCTGGCGCGCACCTATCGTGCGGCAGTGCATCACAGCTCACCCATTGCCGTTAAACGCAACATTCTGACCAGCACCTTTATCCCGCACCCGTTGCTCAGCCAGCAGGCGTTCAGCCGGTTTGTGCAGGACTATCTGGTGTTTGGGAATGCCTATCTGGAGAAGCGCACCAACCGGCTCGGCGGCATTCTGTCACTTGAGCCGTCGCTGGCGAAATACACCCGCCGGGGCGTGGATCTGGATACCTACTGGTTTGTGCAGTACGGCATGACCACGCAGCCGTATGAGTTCACCAAAGGCAGCATCTTTCACCTGATGGAGCCGGATTTAAACCAGGAGATCTACGGCCTGCCGGAATACCTGTCCGCCATCCCATCCGCCCTGCTGAACGAGTCCGCCACCCTGTTCCGCCGCAAGTATTACATCAACGGCAGCCATGCGGGGTTCATCATGTACATGACAGACGCCGCGCAGAATCAGGAGGACGTGAATAACATCCGCCAGGCCATGAAAAGCGCCAAAGGACCGGGCAACTTCCGCAATCTGTTTATGTACTCGCCGAACGGGAAAAAGGACGGGATTCAGATCATCCCGTTGTCAGAGGTCGCGGCAAAGGATGAGTTTCTGAATATCAAGAACGTGAGCCGCGATGACATGATGGCAGCGCACCGCGTTCCGCCGCAGATGATGGGGATCATGCCGAGTAATGTTGGGGGGTTTGGGGATGTGGAAAAGGCGAGTAAAGTGTTCGTACGAAACGAACTAATACCTTTACAAAAAAGGATGCAGGAATTAAATAATTGGCTTGAGGATGATATATTGCAATTCAGACCATATGAATTTTAACCAAAACGTCAACCCTAGCGCTCCTAAATTAGGGTTAGCCCTTAGCTCTTTAATACTACATTATAATGATCACTAATATCTTTAATAACATCAAAGATATAACCAAATGCTTTGAAATCTATTTTCCTTTTTTTATCCCTAACAATTCTCACGGAAAAAACATGCTTCCCATATTCAGTTTTAGAGTCTCCATCATTATTTTTATTGAATTTCTTACCATCAAGCTCAATGTCTAAAACATCTTTAGGGAAAAGGTCTTCCATTGAGGTTTGCTCACCTGATGCAGCCAATGGCGTAAGAACTATATACAAATTCAAGAAAACATGGATATATTTCATTTTTCTCATTACATCCACGTCATCTGGGCAACTTTTAACTTTATTACGAAGGAAGTTAAGTAAATCGCTTGGGCCTGTATCATTATCAAGAACCATAATTACTGGCTGTTTTGGAACAGAGCCATAATAAGAAGCATAATGTTCTCTATAGCGCTCCACAAACTTTTTCAAATCCGCCGTTCCTCCCGAAAGACTCAAGAAATAATTTGTTTTATCATTTGATTTAATTATATTAAGATCGATTTCTTTTATTTTACTATCTGATCTTTCTCTAAATAACTCAGGGTAAGATACACCCAAAGAATTTAAAGCTGACTTCAAATATACCCTATCTGTCTTTCCTTCAGTAATTATCGTAGGACAGGAGTTGCCATGAAAAAATTTATAATAAAGGAATTTACTATATGCTTTTTCTCGGGCATTCAATTTCAATTTAAATCCATGTAAGGATGCGGGAGCCAATGCATACTTATCAGGTTGCTTACTCAATTTTTTCTTTATATTATTAAATTTATCAATTTGGTCAATAAAGCCGAACATCCCCTCTAGCTTATCTAAGCTTCCTGGTACTAAATCACCGTTTTCATCCGGCACTTTATATTCACCAGTACTATACAAAGTATGCGCTAACGCTCGAGTTTTTTTTGAGTAACGTCTATCAACATTAACAATTCTGTTAACTGTAAGGCCCGTTACTTCTTGCCTTGATGTTTTAAACGCAAGTCTAGTCTTTGAATCATTTATTTCAAAACCAGCTCTTTTTATTTCTTTCACCAAAACTTTTCCCAGAACAACCCCTTCAGGTTGTACTACGGCCATCTCTGCAGGAAATATGGTTTTATTTGTGGATATTGTTATATCATCTGCATACCTGCTATAAGCACAACCATGTTCTTTAGCCAGTTTAGCTAATCTCATATCCATTATATTGCAAATTAGATTTGATATTACAGGCGAACACGGACTCCCTTGAGGCAGGGTTCTATTATAACATGCAGCTTTTGCAAGTGTCGTTGCTACTATAGGATTTAATAAAAAATCCCGATTGGAAAGGAAATACCCTCTAACACGCCCAAAATTAAAACTTTCGAAAAAATCCTTGAGATCTATATTTAATACTATTTGTTTACCTCTATGTTTGTAAGCATTTAGTATAATTGACTTATCCCTCTCAAAACCAAAGGAATAATTATTACTAATTTTCCTTGCAGTGAATATTTCATCTCTACAATCAGAAAGTAAATCACAAATTCGGCGCTGAATGTCTTTTAGCCGTTCTGTCGGAGCGGAAATAATCCTTACTCCCTTTCCTTTCTTCGGCACTGGAAATTGTGTGTATTGATTATCTGAGCCGATTCTATATAGGACGTTAGTTAAAAATACCAACTTAACATCTAAAATTTTGGCCAAGTCTTCACGTGAAGTTGCAGCCCTAAGTGCGCCAAGTTTAGAGGTTTTTGTCATTTCTTCTTCGTCCAGGAGGAAAAAAGGTCATGAGAAAACGCATGTAGGCACTCCTTCGCACAGCATATTGGCCGTATAGCGATGAATCAAGGATTTCAGGGAGGCGATTCCTCCTGCCATTAAGGTCACTGGTTGCGATTCACAACCAACAAATCTGCCTACATGCGCATCTAGGAACGTATCACTTCAACTTTATGAATTCCAGAAGTATTTCATCTTTTATAGGTAATTACGCGCGCTCGTATCCCCGCCACGCCTGCCCGCTTTGTGTAGTGGTTTTCATGCAGGTGCATGAGAGGCCGGAAAGCGCGCCAGTTCTGGCGGCCCCGACCCATTGCGATCCTTTTTGGATCATGCGAATCCATGCACCATAGACATGCACTGTGTTCTCAAACTGCAGGATGCCATATGAGAGGGAGTTTCCCATGGTGCGGAATCACTAATGCGTACTCTCATCCTGCCCTACTCCATAATCATTCATCCTGGTAACCAGATCGCTTGTCAGCTCCGACAGCCACGAAATCGCAACCTCCTTGTCGTCATCGCTACAATCTGAGCTGGCAACCAGCCGGGCCATAAGTTCTATCCGCTGCAGTGCAAGTGACTCCATGAACAAATCGTTCACAACTCCCTCCCAATATTACTGTTTATACATACAGTACATCATATGATTTTAAAGCTGAAATAGTTTTTTACTCAGCTAACTCTTTGATTAATAGATACGCCATTTCTCTGAGCTGTCAGTACCATTGACGCCATTTGTCATCCTCCTGTAGGCGCTTGTTCCGGTAGAACAGGCGCAGCCCGGCTCCAGATGGCAGGCTGCCGCCACGCAGAAGCAGATCCACTTCCGTTTCACTGGCGTCAAAGCCTCTGGACCTCAGTTCCGCATCGAGCTGCAGGCGCTGGTTATCCGTAATTTCCTGTTTGTAGCCTTTTCTGCGTTTCGGTTTGACCAGCCGCAGCCTTGCTGTCAGCTCGCGCAGTTCCTTTTTGCTCATGTTTTCGTAGTCCGGCAGCGCTGCAGGTTCTTCGCTGCCCGGTAGTTCGCCCCCTGTCTGGTACGTTTTTTCAACAGGGGGACAGTTATTGCCACGAGTCCAAGGGGCGCAAGCGCCCTTGTCGGCAGTCGCCTCCTGAACGTCAACGGCCTTACGAACCATTTTCCACTTCATTGCGTGCGTGCAGATCCGGCCCTCAACTATCGGGGACCAGATGCCATAGATACGCATGCCGTGATCGCCGTAGGTGCCCGGCTCGTCGTTAAGCTCGTATGCCGTTCTGATAAGGTGATTTTTGCGGGGAACCAGGACGCCGCCCTGCTTCATGATGTAAGTGGCAAAACAGCCCACATCAGCGGCAGCCAGTACCGCATCCAGCCGCGGATTTTTCAGCACCGGCGCACCGGTTTTTTTATCGCCCTGCGCTCTCGCGGCCTGTCCAGCCAACAGGCGAAGCTCACGGTAAGCTTGGCGTCCCGGAATGCCGAAGAAACGGAACTGCTGAACGCGGTGAAGCGATGCCCAGGCGCTAACATGCTCGGCGCTGTCGCGCAGTGATTTGCCCGTTTCCTTGCTGATTTCTTTTGCCAGGCCACGCCCGTCGATGTTCTTGCTGATGTATTTGGCGATGTAGCTGGTCGGGGTGCCTTTACGAGGGTTGATGAGTTCAGACTTGAAGCGCGGGCCAATATTGTTGCCCAGCTCGTCACGGTCCTCGCGAATGGCAAATTTACGCAGCAGAGCAGTTAGCGTGCGGCGGTCTTTTTTGCGCATGAAGCACAGCAGATGCCAGTGCACAGTGCCGTCATGGTGAGGTTCAGCGACGCGGACGCCGTACCAGCGCAGCCCGGCTTTGTGCATGGCTTTGCGGAATGCGGCAAAGGTATCAACCAGGTAGTCACTGCTCTGCCGGACCGTTTCGCTGGTCCACTTCGGATTGGGCCTACCGTTGTTCAGTGTGGCGTGGAAGCGTGACGGGCAGGTGATGGTATAAAATACGGCGCAGTCGCCGCGCATTTCTGCGATCAACTCCAGCCCTTTCACACAGGCCATCATTTCATTGCGCCGGTGTGCCGGGTTGCTGCTACTGGCGTTCACCACGTCTTCCATATCCAGCGTGTCACCGTCGGTATTGACCAGCTCGTGCGACTGGAAAAACTCCAGCGATTTACGGCGCTGCTCGCGTTTGTGGATCACGGCTTCATAGCTGACATATGGGGATGCTTTCTTGTTGACCAGGCAAACGGCACGCAACTGTTCCTCCCGCCACTCGCAGCGCATCTGCCACAGTTTGCGATACCACCAGTCTGCACACAGCATCCGCGCCAGCGAACCCGGAATAAGGTCATAGGGTACAGGCTTGCGGCGGCGTTTCTTGCGGCGCAGCTGTTCAAAGGCAGGCGGAATGACATCAAGACGCATAGCCTCTGCCGCTACCTTTTCCCATGACTGGCGAATTTGTTCCAGTTTGACGTCATTAGTCACAAACAGATCGCTGCAGGCTGCATCGAGACACATGCTCATATGTGCCGCAACCAGCGTGGAAAGACGCTTAACCTGCTCCTGATTCATTTCAGGCAGTACAAGCAGCCCCTCCAGCCCTTCATGGCTCGCCATAAACCGGAATGAGGCAGACACCTGACTTTCACGCACGCGATCCAGTCGCTCAAGACACGGCCTGATTGTTTCACGCAGATAGCGGGAATAAGCCTTCGCCCTTCCCAGCCCCTGGAAGAATTTAATTCTTTCCAGCAATGGTTTGCTGACGTGGGCGGGTTCGGCGCTAACGTTAGCCAGAATGACCAGATCGGGATTAAAGCGCTGCTGCTCACGGGCCATTTTGGCACGGCTGATGAGTTGGTCCTGTTCAAGTTCACGTTGAACAGGATCGCGGGACTCATTGAAGAAATAGCGTTCCCAGACCTCATCACTCAGGGCCTCGTGGCGCAGTTGTTCCTCCTCGCTATCCGCAGCGTAAAGAGTGATCAGGTTTGAAAGCGCAGACACCGGCGCAACATCCGCCGGGTCCAGATAGGGGCTTACAGCTTTTTTCGGGGCATTCCATGGAAAAGCCCCGGCGGCCTCAGTCGGGCCGCCTTTGTCGTTTGTTAATTCAGGCATCACTGACAGACTCCGAAGTTCACAGCGCGCCTCGGGTGTAGTGCTTGCCTTTCAGTTCTGCGATTTCCTGACATGTAACGCAGCACTGCACGCCCGGAATAGCTTGTCTGCGAGCTGTTGGTATTGGCGCGTCACAGTCGATGCAAAGAACGCGAGCAATGCCCGGCTTTCTGGTGCGGGCGTTCTGGATATGGCGCTGCAGGTTTTCTTCGACGCGCTGCTGTACGAGATCCATGGAATCAGCCATTAGTGCCAGTCCCCGCGTGATTCAGCTTCATAACGAGCAACTTCACGGCGCAGCAGTTCTGCCGCCTCAATTCCGGTCATTTCCTTTTGCAGGATGTGGAGCGCCAGTGCCTCCATGCGGAGGGAAACGGCAAAGGCACAGCATTTACGCTCATCCAGGCGAGTCTCGTTAAACAGCTGGAATAAACCGGCATCATCTGGTCCGGTTTTGGTGGTACGCGTTTCACTATTTCGCATCATCAATTCTCCTGAATTTGGGCAAAAGAATGCCCGGCGGGTTTACGCCATTAATTTCTGTTTTGGGTTAATTCGGCATGGTTAGCCGTTTCGGAAATAAGCTCACCACTGCACGAAAATGATTCATTGCTTTAATCAGCTCCCGCGTTTCGTCAGTAGTCAGCTCACTAATATTGACGCTGTGACGTTCTGCCGGAATTTTTGCCATGAAGAATATGGCGGCCAGTGCCCTCTCATTCTGTTTATGATTAATGTCGCGGGGATCGCGCATCTCATTAATAAAACGTTCCAGCTCGTGCTCAATATTCAGACCAAACACTTTTGCTCTCAGCTCCGCTATGTGGTTCAGCCCATTCAGGCGCTGACCGGGACTAAGCGGAACTGTCGCCGTGTTACCTTCTATAGCCATTAATTAACCTCACTAGCGACCTGAACTTAAATGGTTAAACATCCACATAACCCACTGAACCAAAGAATGTTTAAAGTGATGCCGGGGATTTTTATGCACGCCCGGCACGTGCCTTAGTGGTAGACTATTTGCGCCAACAATCATCTACCCATCGAAGGAGAAACCTGATGTCAGACTCTGACAACTTCCACGTATTGCCTCGCCCTGCCCCTGCACCTCAACCAGCGCCGGGACAGGATAAAAAATAGGATTCCGGCATGACTAAACAAAGCTCCGAATACTTCCAACTGCATTACAGTTATTACCTTGAGGTTATGACGGCAACGCTTCACGGTAGAGCTGACAAATTGATGACAGCCATTCAGCTTATTAGCGGTACTGCTGTGATTGCGGACACTGGTCTGGAATGGTTGTTCGCTTTGCCTGTAGTCGTTATCGCGACAATTCAACTTGTGTGGCAACCAGCTATTATTTCCGAACGTGCTAGCGTACAAAGCCGCCAGTACGGGGAATTGCTTTATGCAGGGGATGAACTGACCCCGGAACTGATTGCACAAAAGTTGAAAATGCTGCATCACTCTGATTCCGCACCTTTCGGTTCTTTGTTAAATCCAGCCTACAAAAGAGCTGCTATTGCATGTGGTCGGCCTGATGACACTAAGCTCAGCGTCCAGGAAAAGCTTTTCGCCTGGTTTGCAGGTTGCCTGCCACGTTAATACTTAGACGTTGTAGCAAACTCTTTTTGCCAGTTCCCCGGACAGCCTGCTGCCGGGGAGACAATTCAATACACGGATGCCACTTTTTCCCGTCAGGTAAGTAAATCCAGCCATGACCGTAATGCATTGCCGGGCTTTGCCTAACAAGCAGTGATGCGAATGAGGGTTCGTTATTCAACATAAACACCTCAGCTCAGCCCAAAAGAAGAGCCAAGACCTGTCATGGTATCGACGACACTTGCCATGGCAGGGTTTGCCTGTAGCCGCGCCTGTAGTGAAATGGCGGTAAGCGCCATTAGTCGGGTAACAGAATTGATGTTTTCGACAACCTGACGGCGGGTGGTAGCATTTAGCTGAACTCCAGAAACCGCACTCGCAGCGACACGGCCGAGCTCAGCAGTAGCTTTCAGGACATACTGCGGCATTTTCTCCCGTGCAACTTCATTGGTTGGCACGCATGGTAAGCAATGAATCTGCGCCAGGAATCCATCAATCAACGTTGAGTCTTCAGTGAGATCTGTCAGCAGCCAGATATCTGGCGCAGTAAGCTGGTGCGGTTGCTCCGGGTTGAGCTTATTACGCAGGGTTTGAACGTTCATGCCTGCACGATTTGCCAGCTTCGCCATGTTGTGGCGTAGAGCGAAAGCACGACAGGCCTCATTGAAATGGGGATGTTTTGATATGCGATAGTCAAACATAGTCAGTTGCTCCGTGAAGTCTCAAAATGGAACTAATTGATAGTCACGTTGCAATCTGAGAGTGCATCAACGGTTAAAGCAACGATATTAATCATTACCTTTTCACGCTTCTTATCTTTGCGCAGGCGGTGACGAGGCAACCGACCATCTGCAAGCATGTCGTTAATGGTGTCAACAGGTAGCCCAGTAAGCTCGCTATAGCGTTCAATTGTGACGTGCGGTGTGTTCAGAGTGATTGAAATATTAGGGGTCATGATGCAACATCTCCTATTGGCTTGTGGTGAGCCGTTTGTAATCGTGACAAGTCCCCAAATGGGAACAGAACTGATACTAGGATCGCATAAGAGATATGTCAACATCAAAGTACCCAAGTGAGATCAAGATAAATCCCAATCAGGGTGGCAAAGCTGCGATTGAACGATTGGTAGAGGCGTATGGTTTTACAACACGACAGGCATTAGCCGATCACCTAGATGTCTCAAAAAGCACTTTGGCTAACCGGTATATGCGGGACACGTTCCCTGCTGACTGGATAATCCAATGCGCCCTCGAAACTGGTGTATCTCTCAATTGGTTAACCACCGGGCAGGGTCTAAAGCAAAGCTCGAAAACAGCGACTACTGAAGAGCTGGCGCGGTTTTCTTTCACTGCTGGCAAAATGGTTGAAGATGGTTCTTGCGTTTTTGACGCATCATTTCTTCCCGCCAATCTTTCATCTCCCATGGTTGTTCGCGATGGCCGTACCACATATATCTGTGATCAAAACTTCACGGAAGTGTTAGATGGGCACTGGTTGATCAATATTGATGGGACCTATTCCGTTAGACTGATTACAAGGCTGCCGAAAGGCATGATTAAAGTTTCTACTGCAGAAAATAGTTTTGAGTGTGCTTTTTCAGATATAGAAGTTATTGCATGTATAAGAAGCACAACAGTTTCACACTGATTAGGTAAAAGGATTTAGGAATGGATTTGTTTCTTGTTGTAGTTTTGCTGTTGGCCTTACTCGCCCCCATCCTTACTGTTATTTTGCTCAAGAAGAGCAAACAACATAAGACAGAGATCGATGCACTTAATCATCAAAAGATAGTTCTTTCGAATGAATTAAGTGAAAGCCAAGAACATTTAGCGAACGCTATAAGAGAGCACTCAGAGCTGGAAGGAAGAGCTGCTCCTTTGTGGCAATATGAAGAACTGCATAGTGCTGTTCTGGATGCAGAAAAGACAATAAAAACAGCAGACTCGATTGCTAAAAGCACAGTGAATGAAGCACAACTTAAAGCATCCAACATCGTTTTTGAAGCAAATAACCAAGCCCGACTAACGATAAGTAATGCAAATAACGAAGCAGTTGTAATAACTAAAGATGCTCGCGATGCTCGTTTAAAAGCCAAGGAACGATTGGATAACGCCAATAGTAGGGCCGATGAGCTAATCTCCAATGCTAATGATAATGCAATGAAAATAGTCGCTGATGCAGAGATTAGAGCAAAAGAAATCGCCGGCTCTGCTTATGAAGCAAAAGAATTTGCAGAAACCTATCAAGCTGTAGCCAAGTCAATGAAAAATAAAATTGAAGGGTACGGTGATGAATGGATTGTTCCAAACCGAAGCGTCCTGGATGAATTTGCAGAGAATTATGAATTTACTGATGCAGGCAGAGAGCTACAAAAAGCCAGAGAGTTAACAAAATCTCTAATCAAAACGAGCAAAGCGGCAAGTTGTGATTATGTCGAACCTAATAGACGTAATACTGCGATAAAATTTGTATTAGATGCGTTCAATGGCAAAGTTGATAGTACACTTTCTAAAATCAAACATAACAATTACGGTAAACTTTCCCAGGAAATTAAAGATGCATTTCAGCTTGTGAATTATAACGGCTCAGCTTTTAGGTCGGCAAAGATTACTGATATATTCTTACAAGCCCGACTCAACGAACTGAAATGGGGCGTTGCAGTTAATGAAATTATGCTCGAAGAAAAAGAAGAACAAAGGCGCATCAAAGAGCAGTTGCGCGAAGAAGAAAAAGCACGTCGAGAATACGAAAGAGCGATAAAAGAAGCCGAGAAAGAAGAGAAAACAATTCAGCAGGCTATAGACAAGGCTACTAAAGAGCTGATGCTTGCAGGTGAAGAGCAACGACTCGCCCTTGAGCAGAAACTGGCTGAATTACAAATTAAATTCGAAGAGGCTGAGGCCAAAAACCAGCGTGCTATTTCAATGGCTCAACAAACACGCTCAGGTCATGTCTATGTAATTAGTAACATAGGCTCGTTCGGCGAAAATGTTTATAAAATTGGCATGACGCGACGCCTCGAACCTCTAGACCGTGTTCGTGAACTTGGTGATGCCAGTGTTCCATTCGCCTTTGATGTACATGCAATGATCTACAGTGATGATGCACCATCATTAGAGAATCACTTGCATAAAGTATTTAATGAAAAACAGGTTAACAAGGTTAATTCTCGGAAAGAATTCTTTAATGTCGGCATTAAAGATATTAAATCAACTGTAGCCAATATGAATATCGATGCACATTGGACGATGTTTGCAGATGCCAAAGAATATAGAGAGTCTCTCGCAATAGAGAATGAACGCTCAGCCGCGCAGGTTGCAAACGAAGAACTCGTTGTTGCCTGACATAGGTGATTTCACGTAATCATACATTGACCACTGTTTGTATATACAGTTAAATTTAGCCCTCAGACATGAGGGCTTTTTTATGGCAGTACGAAAACTCGACTCAGGAAAATGGATTTGCGAATGCTACCCCGCCGGGCGTAATGGGCGTCGTGTGCGTAAGCAGTTTGCCACCAAAGGCGAAGCTCTGGCTTTTGAGCGTCACACGATGGATGAGGCAGAAGCTAAGCCTTGGCTGGGTGAATCGGTAGACCGTCGAACTCTGAAAGACGTTGTTGAACTCTGGTTCAAACTGCATGGTAAATCCCTTACCGCTGGCGAGCATGTTTACGACAAGCTGGTCCTGATGGTAGCTGCACTCGGAAACCCTCTTGCTACTGATCTCAGCTCGAAATTGTTCGCGCATTATCGTGACAAACGCCTGACGGGTGAAATCTATTTCAGTCAGAAGTGGAAGAAAGGTGCCAGCCCGGTAACTATTAACCTTGAGCAAAGCTATCTCAGCGGAGTTTTTAGCGAACTGGCCCGTCTCGGCGAATGGACAGCACCGAACCCGCTAGAGAACATGCGCAAGTTCACCATTGCCGAAAAAGAAATGGCTTGGCTAACGCATGAACAAATCACAGAGCTTCTATACGATTGTCAACGCCAAAGCGCCCTACTCGCTCTTGTCGTTAAGATTTGCCTGAGTACTGGCGCACGCTGGCGCGAAGCGGTGAACCTCACACGCTCTCAAGTCACAAAGTACCGAATCACATTTGTCAGAACCAAAGGCAAGAAGAACCGCAGTATCCCAATCAGCAAAGAACTGTACGAAGAAATCATTGCCCTGGACGGCTTCAAGTTCTTTACGGATTGCTACTTCCAGTTTTTGTCTGTGATGGACAAAACTTCCATCGTGCTTCCTCGCGGCCAGCTTACCCACGTTCTGCGCCATACGTTCGCAGCACACTTTATGATGTCTGGCGGCAACATCCTTGCCCTACAGAAAATCCTCGGCCATCACGACATAAAAATGACCATGCGCTATGCTCACCTAGCGCCTGATCACCTTGAAACAGCATTGCGCTTCAATCCTATAGCAACGATGCCTAAGATTTAAGCATAATAGATAACTGGGTTGGTATTGTTAATTTGAATTAAACTCAGCCCATCTTTTTTCAAGCCCTCTAATATTTATTGCTATTTTTGGCACGGATATAGTTTTTCCTTCAAACAACGAACTTGCAAACCAATCGGTATTATTTTTAAAATGCACCGTCATATCGGTAGGATTAATTGCCATAAAACCCAGATCAAACAAAATATGAAGACATGAAATGATATATAACCCATTACTTGTGTTGTTGTTTCCTGAACTGACTGGGTCAATATGCGCTGCATGGCAGGTAAGTCCACCACTTCCAGTCACTGCGCATTTATTATAAAAATTTGCAGCAACCCTATTAGAAAAATCAGATTGATTTACTCTAGTTTTGACTACTCTATTTTTAAATATAGCCTCACTAACAACATCATCCGTTGGGTAATCGACTTCATGAGACTCTGATTGACTGCTTATTTCGTTTATATATATATCTTCAACATTACTATCAAGATAAGTAGAATTATGTATTGAGTTGATGTTATTATACTCAGCCAAAAACATAGCACTTTTAGATGCATCTTTAGCTATTTTATAAGCCTCGCCCTGAGGCAGGGTTCTAATAGCCAAGCGATAAACATCAACATTATAAGCTGGAACCTGATCTAAAGGTGAATCAGCCAATTGCTCACGCAACGCTGCCTTTAATTCAGTAAGGCTTCTTCTGTTTTTCAAATCTGCATTGATCTCTGCGATTTTTTCGGCTCTATACTCGGAAGAAAGATCTGTCTTAACAATTTTAACGTGCCTTTTTTTATAATGTTTTTGGAATGATTTTATATCTATGCATTCCTTTCGGCATTTAATACAACAAACAATAGATTGTTTTTTATCTCTCATGCTTCCACAACCTTTGAATAATAGTATTTAACAAGTTTGTTTATTCACTGGCTTCCCCCCCAAACGACAGGGGTTTAAACTTATAAAGTTAAAAATCCGCAGGCGTGATAACATCATCACAATATAAAACCAGCAAAAATTCAACTTTAGTGAAACCTTCTTTTTTATCTGATATAATTGTATCTTCATTTTTTGTTGTTAACAAATCGTGATGATTCATTCTTCTTTCCTGAAGTACTATCAGCCAGCTTGATTTGTTTTAAGCGTTATCTATACAGTTGTTCATTGCTGCCTGCGCTTGCAATCACTATAGTAACAAAATTTCTCACAATAACTTGGCGACAAAGTGGCGGCAGAGGTTGGCATTGCCCCGTAATCGCCACTCCTTACCACTAACCTAACTTATTGATTATCTTGCAAGTCATTGTTTTCACTAACCCGTTTACATAAATGGGTTTTTTGTTGCCTGAAATTCCCCTCTTCAACATTCCGCCTTCCCTCTTTCCATCCAAACATATATGCTTAACCATATATATAACCAACCGCAGGAAAGCCGATGCTACATCCGGTCCAACTTTTCAAAGCCCTCTCCGACGAGACCCGCCTGTCCATCGTCATGCTTCTGCGCGAAGCCGGGGAACTGTGCGTCTGCGATCTCTGTTCCGCCACGGCTGAATCACAGCCCAAGGTATCGCGCCATATGGCACTGCTGCGTGAATCCGGGCTGGTGAGCGATCGCCGGGAGGGGAAATGGGTTTATTACCGTTTGTCCCCCACTATGCCGGCATGGGCTGCCACCGTGATTGACAACAGCTGGAACTGTTTGCGGGAAGAGACCCGCACAAAGCTGAAAAACCGTCTTCCGGGCGCGTGTTAAAACACATTCATAAAAACAGATATAACGGAGTTCACGATGTTTCTGGCTGGGGCAATTTTTCTGTTTACACTGGTGCTGGTCATCTGGCAGCCCAGAGGGTTAAGTATCGGCTGGAGCGCCACGATGGGTGCTGTACTGGCGCTGGTCAGCGGCGTGATCCACATTAACGATATTCCGGTGGTGTGGGATATTGTCTGGAACGCGACGGCCGCACCCAGCAGAACGATATACGTAAACAGCAACCGGCCCTTGCCATTACCCCAGCGGGCCACGTGCAGCGC